TGCGAAAACACAACTGATAAAAATAATCGGAAGAAGGCGTTTTTTATAGCAAGACCAGATGATCCAATTGATGCGGAAAAAGATAAGCTCCGATTGTTACGCGCTGATCCTGAAAAATATAAAGATGTTTATCGCATATAGATGTTTATCGCATATAGATTTATTATATAATTATATAAAAACTTATTATAATTATTATATAATTATAGAATGGTAAAGGTTTCGATTGCATGTCTTATATACAAGAGCACACGATGGTTAGATTTTGTATATGAACAAGTGAAAAAATTTACTAATTTGGACGAAAACGAGTTTTATTTTGTCGCAAATGATGCGTGCGAAGCAGTTCTAACTCACTTAAAAAACAGAAACATACCGCATTATATACATAACAATACAGAGGAACAACGAAAAGAGTGGTATATTAATAATGTTTATAGAGCGTGGAATACTGCAGGAAAAATGGCCAAAGGTGAATATATTGTATTCATCAATAGCGATATGGCGTTTTCACCACGATGGTTAGAAACATTACAAGAATCTATTTCACATAACACGTGTGTATGTTCTCGTCTTGTTGAAAGAGGAGTAATGCGTTCAGGAACATATGGAATTGAATCTAATTTTGGTAATGTTCCCGAAGATTATAATGAAGACGAATTTATACATTTTTGTGAAAATATAAAAGAAAACGTATTGTATCCTTCTGGACTTTATATGCCGATGTTAATTAAAAAGGAACATATGGAAAAAATTAATTATTATCCCGAAGGAAATATTGTTCCAGGAAGCGATATATTTAATCCAGAATATGCAAAAATAGGTGAACAATGCATTTCGGGAGATACTGTATTAATAAACAAACTAAAAACAATTGGGGTTGAACATTTTACTAATTTCAATTCAATTATTTATCATTTCCAAGAAGGAGAAATGCGTGATACCATTGGATAAGAAATAATATAAAAAATTTATTTTCTATTATTTTACACATAATTTCGTCTAGCAGTTCGCGTATCATTTTTTTTAGTTATAATGGTTAATCCAGCTTCAGTTAAAGGCATTGTATAACAATTGATATCCGATCGGTTCTCTAGGAATCTTACAATTTTGTACGAGTCACCGCAATAACCAGGATCAATTAGATGATCACTTTCAGGATCTGTATCGTGCATTATAATTATACCACCATTGTTTAATCGTTGAAATACATTTTCAAAATCTTTTAATGCACTTTCATAACAATGATCCGCATCTATAAAAGCCATATCGATTCCTTCATCAAAACTCTCAAAAAACTCATTTGTTGTTGAATATATAATATTTAGATTTGAATATTTTTTTAGATTTTCTAATTGTGGTCTTGGTGTCATGTCTATTCCATATCCTTTTTGTATATATGGCTGAACTTTTTCAATTGTTTCACCTTCATATAATCCAAGCTCAACATATGTTTTTGGTTTGTATATACTTGCTAATATCCCAATAAATACAGAATGATGCATTTTATATTATATATATTATATAATTTATATATAATTATTGTAACTAATTATTTATGGAGACAACAGGTTGGTTAGTTAATGATTGTCTTACTTGTATACCGGGAACAACAACATTCTGGCACAATTTATTGGAATGGTTTCCGGAACTAATTGATAAAACAAATGGATATACTGATTTTTCTTTACTAGCATCTTATATTGAAAGCGAACTTAACGACTGTCGAAAAAAACCAAACTATATAATTAGAAATGGAACCTATTTTCGCCAAATACACACAAATGTAAAACAGATTTCACTCATTCAAGATGTACGATCCGATAAAGCGCAACAAATTGATATTATCAATAATTCAGATGTTGTTGTATTCAACACAGAATATGTTTACAATAAATACAAGAATCTCATTCATAATACTCAAGTAAAGATTTGCCCATTGGGAGTTGATTTTGACTTTTTCAAACCTATACCAGAAAGACATCCAGATGTATTACCAAATTCTTTATTATTTATTGGTGCATCTACAAATTATCCCAAGGGTTTCAATATATTGTTAGATATTATTCATAAAATGAAGAATCAAAATTTTTGTTTAATTATGAAAGATGATTTTATAATTGATCAGTCTCTGGCTAATCGCGTCGTCGTATTTAATAAAATTAATTGTGAAACTGTAAGACTCGTAATAAATTCGTGTATTGCCGCAATATGCACATCATATGAAGAAACCCAACATTTATCCGGTATTGAATGTGCCGCTTGTAATATTCCGATCATTGCGAGAGAAGTTGGTGTATATTACGACAATAAAGATGATTTACGATGGGGATGCATTGCAGACGATAATACATTTATTGAAAAAATAAATATAGTATTGGGCGATATAAATATATTTAAACCTCGCGATTGTTTTATTGAAAAATATTCAACCCATATTTGCAAAGAAAACTGGCGAAAAATAATTGATGAAATATAATTGTTATATACATATTATTGATTGAACTTAATTTGGATATTTTTATTAATAGTGTCTTCGGATAATCCAGCAGTTTCTGATGTAGTAGTATATTCAGCATCATAATAATATAATACTTTATCAATCCGCGTCTGATGTTTAATATCTACGTGAGCGCGAGTTACCCAATTTATATCTTCGCCGTGATTCATATTATTGTACGAATGTCTTTTTGCAATAGAAGATTTATAAACCATTGTATGTGCGGGTTTTCCTCTCCATTCGGCACCGCCTAATATATCACCATATTCAAATTCTATTCCATATTTGCATAATTTGTCTGGACCCCCATTTACTTTACAAATACAATCAAATACCACACAATCCGTTTCTGGATTTTTATTGAGTGCATCCATTATTGATTTAACATAGTCTTCTGAAATACGATCATCGTCGTCAATAAATACCAAATAGTTTCCACACGCCAAATTTAATAAATCTTGTCTTTTTTGACCAACTGATCTTCTTTTATTATCAAATAATCCAATAATTTCTACTTCCGGATAATCTTCAGTTTGTTTTAATATTTCAGTCATTATTCTTGGATAAAATGTTGTTAAACGAGACGGTACTGTAGGCACCAAAATAGATAATTGTATCATTGATATATCTACAATAAACTGAGGCTTTCTATATATTCTTTTAATTCCATTTTGTTTAATGGATTTAGTTTACTATTGTAATTTTGTATATTATCTTTCACAAGTAATTTTGAATATGGCGGTTTAATATGCATATATCCCTCATTTGTTTTTACTAATCGCATTGCCTGTGTTTCCGAAATTAATGATTCTAGCATTTTTTCACCTGGGCGCAGCCCCGTGATTTTAACGGGCTTTCCATATTTCTCGGAAAAAATATCCAATAGATCAATCAAATTCATCGATATCAGTTTTGGTATAATCGTGTCGCCTGATTCTCCATTAATAATAGCATATTCTATCAATCCAACGCTTTGTTCCAGCGTCATAACAAATCGAGTCATATCTTTGTGCGTCAAACTAAATTCTTTCACATTTGGATCATTACCAATTTCGTGGAGAATCGGAATAATGCTTCCACGCGAATTAAGCACATTTCCATATCGAATATTTACAAATTTGCATTTTTGTATATATAACGATTTTTCTATGATTGCGCTTTCGGCAAGTGCTTTCGACATTCCATACACATTTGTTGGCTCGCACGCTTTATCCGTGCTTACCATCACAACACATTCCAGATTTTTGATTCGGTCAATGTTTTTTTCTATTGAATTCAACACATTGCTTGGACCGATATAATTGGTTTGAACACATTCGTTTATCGCATATTCACATCGATCAATGTGCTTTAGCGCCGCCATAATCACTATTATATGAGGTTGTTCTCTCAAAATTGCATTTTCCACATTATTATAATCTCGAATATCACCAATTATGAATTTTAAATTAGACGATTTATATTCCAATTCCATTTTCCAATGTTTGCTTTCATCGCGTGAATAATTTGTTATTTTATTATTATCAATGTAAGTTTTTATGAATTGGTTTCCAAGCGAACCGGATCCGCCAAATAGTAATATTTTCTTATTTGATATCATACTAATAATAACAAATAACAAATAACTTTTATATAAATATTTATAATAATAATAAAATACCTTCTTTTTGGATATAATTAGTATCATTTTTCTGTCTTTCGCATTCTGGAGAAGCACGAAATCTTATACACATTTTAAGTATTTCATTTACCACTTTCTCAGTCGTGGATTACCACTTTCCTCCCGTTTTCTTAACTGTAATATTCTGACCCTTTGCCTTTTTTCTTGCATTCGGATCATATTCATCTCCTTCATCATCTGACGCCAAATTTTTCGATAATTCCCAAAACTCTTTGGAACCTAATTTGTAGTCTGGTTTTTCCTCTGCTTTATACCAAAATATCTGATCAGTAATCTTATTAGATTTTGCATTATTGGATACTACTAAACAACTATAATTCTCAGTTGTCTGATCCAAAACAGAACAAAACGATTCTAATGTCGGAAACATTGATGCAAAATTCTCCCAAATCTTTTTACGATTGGTCAAATAATTTTCACGCAAAATGAAAACATAATCAATGTTGGTACGTAGATTTGGCGGAATACCTAGAGGGTATTGCATTGTGATAATAAGCATTACTTTCCAGTGACGTCCGTTCATGAAAAGTGCTCTCATCAATTTATCTCTCGCCCACGTATTATCATACAAGCAATCATCTAAAATAACAAATGTGCGTGGATCAATAGAACATTTCTTGTATGTATCAAATTCCTTCTGACACTGTTTCATCACAGTTCTTTGACGACGCAATACATTCTCAATAAGCACAGTGTTATATTCCTCGTGTATAAATAGTTTAGGCACTAATTTTCCATAGAAACCGTTTCCAGCTTCTGTGCCGGATATAACTGTACCAATAGGAACATCTTGATGATAATATAATAAATCCTTTACCAAAAAAGTTTTTCCCGTATCTCTTCTTCCGATCAAAACTATCACCGGACCCTTATTTTCTTTGGGGTCAAATACAATACTTCTCATATCAAATTTTTTTAATTCTAACGTCATTAATTATAATATATATATGTTGATATCAGAAATAAATAATGGCATTCTAACGAAATGAGTTCATTATCCATATTTTTTATAATTTAGGTAAATTATAATCATTTGATAATGTCTGAAAAAAATAGATCCACTGCACATAAATTCCAAATCGGCTATAAAAAATTGAAGAAGCTTGATCTTGCAAAAATGGAAGAACAATATAATGGATCCGACCCCGATATTGATTATAATCCTTTTCGGATTAGCAATCTTCAAGCATACAATCCTATTTACAATCGGTTTTTCCAAATGGACGAAACTAATTATAATATGATCACGCTTAACAATAAATTTTTAGCATACGATATGAAAACTGTCTATTATGATAATACAAAAATAGAGAAAAACATTCATATCAAATTTTCTCCAATTTTGAATCCTCTACATTTCTTAATTGGAAAGTACGATCTGAACAATGAAAATTATAAAACTCTTCCTAAATATAATTCGGACACATCATCGTGTTTGGCCAAAATTATAGATATGAATAATAGTTCATATACCGATGCTTTTTTTTCTTATTTGTCCAGTATGTTATCGGAGACTCACGCTTGGACACCTGGTGTTGAATATTATGGATCTTATTTAGGTGTGCAACAGAAATTCAAGCTTGATATTATGGATGATTTCAGTTATGTTAATGATACCTCTTTTTTTCTGGATAATATTGGAAAGCGCTTTGAAATAGATGAGAATATAAAAATACTTTTGAATAGTAATCCTAGTGCTGGTTCTAGAAATAATCGGATGAAAATTAATATTACAGATGAGCTTGATAATATTGATTTGGAAATTGATACTCTAAATATTGTCTCTGAACCTGAATCGGTTGTTAATAATGAAACACCCGTCTTGGTTGAAGATCTGTTGGTGCAAAATGATCAAAATATTGAATTAAATACCTACAATGATGTAGATGATGAAGATGACGAAGATGATGACGACAGTAAAGAATCAAATAGCGAAGAAGAAGACGACGAAGAAGGCGACGACGATGAAGAAGAAGAAGAAGACGACGATGATGAAGAAGGCGATGAAGAAGGCGACGACGACGACGATGAAGAATTATGGGAAACAACAACATCTTCCTCTTCATCACAATCTTCTTTCCAAGAAGAGCAAAAATTATTTTGTTATCTCCATGAATTTCCAGTCCAGTTGATTTTCCAAGAAAAATGCAAAGACACATTGGACAGTCTATTAATGTCTCGTGAAATTTCCGAAGAATCATTAACAAGCGCACTATTCCAAATCATAATGATTCTAATCACATACCAAAAAGCCTTCGATTTTACCCACAATGACTTACATACAAACAATATTATGTTTATAGATACAGATGAACCATATTTGTATTATAAGTTTGAGAATATCATATATAAAGTCCCCACATTTGGTCGTATTTTCAAAATGATTGATTTTGGACGAGCCATATACCGATTTAATAATAAGATTTTCTGTAGCGATAGTTTTGCTCCAGGTAATGACGCACATACACAATATAATTGTGAACCATATATGAATGAAAACAAACCCAGAATTGATCCAAACCCCAGTTTCGATTTAACTCGTCTTGGCTGTTCTATTTATGATTTCATATTTGATGACCCAGAACCCGAAACATTTGTTTCCGAAATCCATAAAATTATTTATGATTGGTGCACCGATGATAACAATAAAAGTGTCGTTTATAAAAAAACCGGACAAGAAAGATATCCTGGATTCAAATTATACAAAATGATTGCCCGCACTGTTCATAAACACGTGCCCAAAGACCAATTAAAGCGCCCTTTGTTTTCCGCATACGCAGTTTCTACAGCCGAAATGAATAGCCACATTATTAATATCGACGCTATCCCCCGATATATTTCTTCCGATAAATAAACAAAATAAACAAAATATAGAGATATATATTATAGAATACATATCTCAAATGCAACATATAGATCATATCCTCTATATTA